ATTGTTCAAAAACTTTAGCAGCATCCTGGACTCTTCCAGTTTTTGCTAATGTTTGTTTTGCTTTCTTCGCTGGTGCTGCCGATTTAGGTCGGTTAGTAGTTCCAGGTCTTGCCACTCTTGCTGGTGCTTTTTGTGTTGGTTTTTTCTTGACTGTTTCAACGATTTTATCGTTTAACCATGCCTTTCTTAAACCAAGTAAAGCTCTCCAATCATATACAGAGTTAACCTCTTCTTGAGTATAACCCAAAACATCGATTGCGTGTTTAGCAATTTCAGCTTTTTCTTTACTGGCAACTTCTTCGTTTTGCCATTCTGGAATTAACTCAAGAAGCTTTTGCTGTCCTTCTTCAACTTGTTGTTGAATTAGTTTTTGTTGCTCAACATAAGATTCTTGTTGTAATCTTTGTTGTTCAGCTTGTACTGCTGTAAGCTTTTCTTTTTGTTCATCCCAAAGCTGTTTTTGTCTCACGTAACCAACAGGATCATCTTCGTATAAAGTGTTCCAATCTGGCTCTTCGCCTAAAGTCGCATTTAACTGCGCCTCCATCTTCGGTAACAACTGCGAATAAATCGCATCTCTTTGCGCTAACTCTGCTTGCTGCTCTTCAATAGTCTTACGCTGTTGAGAGAGTTCTTGTGTTTTGCGCGTATAATCTTGCTGACGAGAATATCCGTTGATGAGTTCCTCTTGCGTGACTTCTACCTCTTGGCCATCTACCTTTACAGTAAATGTTTGAAGTTGCGGAGCTTCCTCTTCAACATCGGTTTGTTCTTCATCCAGTTCTTCTTCATCGTCATCTTCCAACTCATCTATAATCTCTTGGTCAATTTCTTCATCAACAAATTCAGACTCATCTTCGATAACTTCTTCAACTACTTCTTCTGTTTCTGTGACTGCATCCTCAACCTTTTCCTCTTCAGGGGTTAAGAAACTTTCAAACATAGAAGCAGTAACTTCCTTATCAGTTTGTAAAGCAGTCGGTTTTCCGTTATTGCTCATATAAATACTCCTTAATGTATTTAAGAGTATTTTAGCTTAATAACGAGTAAAAAGGGAAGGTTTAACCAATATTTCTAATTTTGTTTATATTGGACTTAGTGAGCTTACCTTTCTCTGCAATGATACGCAGATGCCTTTCAACTTCTGGTAATAATAATAATGACCTGTGAATATCTTCTCTAGCATTAACATCGTCAATTTCTCTTGAGCCTAACCAATGATTTATATATTCGTTTTTAAGATTTTCTATTGCTTCTTTAAAAACTTCTGACGTTAATATTTGTTCTGCCTGTGCGGCCTTAACCACTTCTTCGTGTGTTACTGACATTATCTAAATAAATTAATTGGTAATCTACCAATACTCATTGGATTTTGTGGTTTTTGCATTTGAGACAACTGAGGAGGGTTTAATAAAGATTGCGGTTTCGGGACCATTGGTTGTTGTTCAATAAAAATGTCTAAAGGTTGTTTTCCTGGTATATCTATTGGTTTTTGAATAGGTGGTTGCATAGGTTGTTGCATGGGTGGTTGCATAGGTTGTTGCATAGGCATACCTCCGTAATTACCAAATAAAGACATTGGTTTTTGAGGCATAAACATTGGATTGTTTCCAAAAGCCATTTGTGGCATGTTTTGAAATTTTGGTAGCATTTGCGTTCCTTGCAAACCTTCCAAGCCCCTTGATGACATTATTCCTTTACTCATATTAACCTGTTATTAACTTGTCCATTTTTTCGTCTAGCTTATCTAAACGATCTATAACCCTGTCTATACTAATTGTTAATTCAACTTTAGTCACATAATCTTTTGCAACTTCTTCGCGGGTCTTATTGAGTAGTATATCAACTCTTTTTAATTCTGTCGCGTTGGTTCTTATACCATGGACTATGGGAGCAAATACTAAAGTAATGATTATGTTCCAATACATCATTGGGTCCATGTTAATAACTCCAAATATGTGGTCTTGGTCGACCTTGTGAATCTTTAGATATGTCTAGGTGTATAAACCTAGCATTACCCTTTTGATTGACTCCAATACCAGTAAAACCAAAATCTCTTGCTTTAGATATAATTTCTAGTGCTTGTTGGCCTCTAACACCTATGTCAGCTGCTAAACCCAAAGCATGTGTACCAGGCTTTGATTTGTTTCTTTCCACAGGATGGTCAGCACTTCTATAACCAGAAGTTATCTTAAATGGAAATCCACATTCTGTTCTTAGTGCTTGTAATTTATCTATAAGCTCATGTTCTATTTTATTTTCGCCAGTATGTTTACATGCAAATTCTTCTAGCCTAAAGTTATCCCAACTCATCTAGCAACTCCTTTGGTTTTTTCAAATGTTCTAAGTCCGCCAAGTCCTAACATACCCATCAATACAGTCATCAGCGATCCCATGTCAAAGGATGGTAATACAAAAGATATTCCAAATGCTGAGAGTGCGAAGATAATAATAGGCTGAAGCAAAAAGTGATAAAGCAAAGCAATACCGCAAGTCCAACCCACAAATGGCCGCCAACCGCTAACAAATATAGACTTATGGCCAGCTTCAATTTTATTAATCTCCACTTGAGCCATATTTGCTTTATGTAGTTCGGTTTTAAGTTCATGGTTTAGTTTAGCCTGCAAGTCCTTGTCAGGAATCATTTTGTTTACTATGTCACTTACTGGACCTATTAGCTTGTCAATCATTTTTTATTTTTCTTTGTTTTCTTCTTTGGTGGTCTACCTACTTTACTTCCGTATGTTCCTTTTCCTTTTGGCATAATGTTTCCTCGTCTATTGTATATATCGATAGTTTTTGGCTTTTGCCTTTAACACTTATCGGTTTTAATAATTTTAACTTAAATTTACAATTTATGGCAGTAGAATAACCAATCAATATGTTTTTTCCTACTTCTTTAGTTGCTGATTCTAGTCTTGCCGCTGTATTCACGCAGTCTCCAATAGCAGAGTAATCAAACCTAGTATCGCTACCCATGTTGCCTATAACAGCTTCACCAGTATTAATACCTATACCTATTTCTATGCCTAGTCCTGCTTTTTTCATGTTCTTAGTTATTTCTATTGCTGTTTTTACAGCTTTGTTTCTATGGTCATGTAAATCTATAGGCGCATTGAATATAGCCATCATTGCATCACCGATATATTTATCTACCATGCCACCATATTTTTGCACAGCGTTTGATTGTATGGTCAAAGCCTTATTCATTATTTCAGTTACTTCTTCTGGTTCTAATTTTTCTGACAAAGATGTAAAACCTCTAACATCTGTAAATAAAAATGTTGCTTCTTTTTTCTCACCACCAAGTTTTAACAAACTAGGATTATCTTGTAATTGTTTTACTTGTCTAGGATCTAAATAATGTTCAAATTGTTTTTTGATTTGTTGACGCAATTTATACTGCTTTTTGTAGTTAATATAGAAGGCAATAGTAGAAGTTATGATTTGTGAGATAAAAGTCCATGAAAAATCTATCAAATAGCCCTTCTGAACGCTATATGCTCCTAAGAAGCCTGTGGTGAATAGCAAAATTACAGCGATACTTAGACCCTTAACTACACCGAGATAATTGATTACAAGCCACGTCAACGACACGAAAATTCCAAAAATTAAAATTTCAGCCACCAATGACCATTCTGGAATCCTTGGAGAGTTTTCTATAAGAATTGACTCAGATAATGCTGCTTGAATTTTGTGAGGTTCTAATAATCCAGTCGGAGTTGCAATTTGTGGCATGATTCCTGGCGCAGTAATTCCAAGAAATATAAACTTACCAGCAACATTCATTTCTTGTAAATCTGTTTGCGGTGTGTCTACCCAACTAATCCACTTGCGACCAAGGTTATCTGTCTTAATCGGTGGTATTCCTCTGACTGATATTTCCTGTATTCCATTATCACTGGTTTTTATAATATAAGTTCTTGCACCTGTTAGTGCTTTTAATACTTCTGTACCAAAAGAAGAAACATAACCATCTGGTGTCTTAAGTAGTAGGGGTATTCTTCTGACTAGATTATCAACATCGGTGGGTGCAGCAGATATACCTTCTTGTATATAGTTAGTTCTAAGGTTGTGAGTATTCTGTACTACACCCTTTGAAAGCATACCACCAACATCAGGTCCTTTGATGACCGTACCAACTGTTTTTGGGTATATTTGATTTGAGTATTCAAATGAAGCCAAAATCGATGTACCATGTCTTAAGGACTCCGCAAAAAATTTATCACCACCAAATCTATCTGGATGTGGAAAACTAACAACCCAACCCACACCTAATGCACCAGCATCTATTATTTGTTTATGTATTTCTCCCAGCCTTTGTCTTGGTATAGGCCAACCGCCCTCTGTATCTATATCTTTTTCGGTTATGTTAAGGATAGTAAAGTAGCCAGATGGATCTTGTTTAGGTACAAGATAATCAAATACTTTTAATTTTAATGTTTCTGTTGGCGTTGACTGATATAAGACAGGCAACACTAGTATTATAAGTATGGTGAATAGTAGTCGCTTCATTAATTACTTTGAGTGATTTTGATAGTGCTACCAGTACCACCATTTATCTTAATAACATTGGATGCACCATCTTGTATAAAGATAACAGTATAGCTACCAGCAGAGTCTATATCCACTCTAGCTGTATCGCTAACACTACGCATAAGTGTTAATGCCTCTCCTGTTATAAAAGATGTGACTTGGGTTTTTAAATCTTGTCCTAGCTTAGTACCAACTATATTGGTAGATGTAGCGTCTTGTGCTAACTGATCTTCTTGTTGTATTTCTTGTAGTGCGTCTATGACATCTAGTAAATCTTCTAAGAAGTTTACGTCAAGATAGTTTATATCTAGCTCTGTAAACTCTAGCTCTCGCTCTGAGTCTAAGAAGTCTTCTTCTAAAAAGTCCTCATCTAAACCATCAAAGTCTAGTATGTTTTTCTTTTTGGTTTGTATGGATTCTTCTATAACGACCTCTTCTTTAGGTGGATTAACAATTAGCATATTGTCTATAAGGTCTAGTGTTAGGTCTAAGATTACAGGTGAGCTAGGTGATTTCTCAAAGACATCTACCGTTGTAGCTTCGTATGGTTTGTTTAATGTAACTGTACCCATAGCTGTAGTTACTAATATCTCACCACTAGAATTACCAAATTCATCTGGTAAAAGTATTAGTAATGACCTGCCTATTTCATCTACCGTAACTGTAAAATCAGTACCACGAATTGCTATGTTTGCTGTTGGTGTTTTAAGATCTATATTGTTTTTATCTATCTTGTTTAGACCGCCAGTAATAAACCTGGCTGTACCAAGACCAAAGGTAATGGCCATTTTAGATTTACTAGGGTTAGGGTCAAAGATGTATTCGTCTATGGTTAGCTGAGAATTTTCTGTAAGTCTTACTTTAGAGTCGTCTAGGAACGTAATAGCCATACGACCATTAGTCGTAACTGCTTCATCATTTTGCTGTATATCAAAAGACTCTTTTGCTTCATAAGGTTTGTCTCTTAGTATTTGTGCTGAACCATTTAGTTCAGATATGTTTCCTATATCAACAGCTTGTGGTTGTTCCGCCATCGTTCTGAACGACACAAACAGTACCGTTAGAACCAGTAGAGTTAATCTGTAACCAATCAGAAGCAAGAGTTGATGACTGTATGATGTTAAATGTTCTGCTGTTTCCTGTTTGGTCAAGATAGAAGTACCCACCTGCATATCCGCTTCCTGTAAAGTTTACTGTATTGCTATCTCCATCTACGTCTACATAGTTAGTAGCACCATCATAGTTTATATCAAAATCAAATGTGTTGCTGTCGCCGTTGATAATCCAGTCTAAATCAAGATTACCTGCAAGTGCAGATGTTCCCGTATCTAAGGTAAAGTTGTTAGAACTACCTGTTACATCTACGTTATAGTCTGAGCCATCAATACCGTAAGTATCTGTGGGATCGGCTTGTATAGTAAAGTTATTACCGTCTCCATCAAAATTAAAATATCCAGTAATATTATCACCTAAGATATCCCCTAAAAATTTATTAGTATTACCTATTTGATTTATGTCTAGCGTTAAGTTTAATCCATCTAAATCTAGTGCTGTTAGAGTGCCTGCAACAGATTGTAAACCACCAATAATATTAGATGACCCTAATTGTTCTAAGTCTATGTTTGCTGTAGCACCGCTTTGGTCAACATATATTTCATTGTCAGCTGCATATACAGATAAAACAGCAAAGGTTAATCCTAATATGCTGTAATAACCAATTATTCCTAAATCATTCTTGCTCATCAATATTCCAATATCCTCTGGTTGTTCCTTCTTTAATTGTTTCTAAAACAGCGGTTTCTATTGCTGTTTGTAGTGCTATATTGATTGACTCGTTCCTGACTAAACCGTTTTCTATTTCCACTAGTTCGGTGTTGTCAGTAATAAAACGAAATATATCTTGATCGATAGATGCACTTAATATCGTTTTAGTTACTAATACTTCTAGTAACACTCTACCTGTACTTACAGATACAGTTCGTAAAGATATGGTTACGGTGTCTTGCTTGTATTGCCTAGACATTCCAATGCCTAAATACCTAGCACCTGCACCCCCAGACTTTACATTACTTTCATATGATATCACGCCACCCTGCATTATCAAACCGGCAAATAATAAATCTGGTAGTTTTTGTTTATCTTTGTTTTTTTGTCTAGCACTTCTAATAATTTGACGTTCTTTAGTTACGTTGTCTAAACCAACACGCTCAACCACATCAAAAAAACCATCCTTATTACTACCCGCGTGCTTTAAGGCTCTAATAAGGTATGCGTCTGGCGCTTGGGTTACTGCTGACGAAAAGGTTGCATAGGAACTATTGCTTCTTCTTTGCCCTGTTTGGTCTGTGAAAGAACCTGTATATATAGCAACTACTGGCTTTATCTTATTATCTGCTTTTATGTTTGCAAGACCAGGTACAAGCAAAGAGCCTATCGTTGGCTTTTCTATTTTTTGAATTGGAGGTAAGTTATTTTCTAATGGGTCTATTATTAATGCGCAACTAGAAAGTAAAACTACCGATAGGGAGAGATATAGTTGTCGTATTAGCATCTGAGTCAGTTATGTTTAAAGTTATTATTCCGTCTACAACATTATACTCTATAGTATTTCCTTCTAAGTTTAAAACACCACTATCACTTGGAGTTTCTCCAAATAAATTTTCTACCAGTTGCCTTGATAACTGTGCATAAATTCTAGACTCTAGGTTTCTTATAAATCTTGCTAGGGTAGTATTTTCTTTGTCTCTTTCTATTTCGTCTTGTAAAGCTTTTATTTCTGCTTTTATAGTCATCTTACGATTAAACTGTTGATTCTCAATGGTTAGATAATGCGCAGAAGTTCCTATACCAGAAAATGATGGTGACTTGAACTTGTGTACCATTTCATCTGCTTTTATGTTTTGTATAAAAATACCAGCTATTAAAAATACACTAATAAAAGAAATTATTTTTATAATAAAATCTTTTTCTTGTTCTTCTTTAATCTTTTCTTTTATCACTTCTTCTTGCCTTAGCTATTTTGTTTGTATCTATTAATTGTGGTACACCCAACATTGTTTTAATCATAGTGTCTTGTCTAATGATTTCATTATCCAAAGACCTAACTCTATCTATTAATGCTACTAGAATACCGTGCTGACTGTCTAGTTTTGTGCCAAGGCGATCTTCCATAGCTGTAAGAGATGTGTTGACTTTATCATCTACGGTATCAAGTTTAGTTTCCATACCGTCAATAATTCTGTTGATAAGCTTCCAAACAAAAACACCAAGACCTAGCGTTGCGGCAATAGGAAATCCTAGTTCGGTTATAAGAACTACGACATTATTCATGGTTTACTTTTTCTTAGCTGTTTTCTTGGCTTTCTTAAAAGCTTTAGCTGTAGGTGCGCCCTTGGTTCCTGGCTTTCTCATTTTCTCGTTTGATCCAGCTTTAATTCTTTTTCTTTTAGCGTGAATGTTTGCGTATAGTCCTTTTGGCATAGTTATCTCCTTATTTTCTTTTTGATTTAGCTCCAGAACATTTCCATCTTTTTCTTGATAGGTTGTTTGGAGTGTTGGGATCGTTTTGTTTTTTCTTAGATAGTCTTTTCTTTATACCAAGACTTCTAGCGCAATATGAATCACCTTTAGATGTTCCTGGCTTAACTCTAGGTCCACCACCTTTGGCTTTACCTGCTTGACCATAACTAACCTTTTTACCAGATTTAGTTATCTTTACTTTTGCCTTACCTCGTCTTGGTGTTGCCATTACTTTTTCCTTGGTCTACCTCTTTTTTTAATAATTGGTTTTGGTTCTAATAAGTTATCAAACCAGTTTAAGAATTTATGTATGGTTGCTTTTAACCATACCCATGCTTTAGTTATATATTTCATTAGTGTATTGTCCTCTCTTCATAATAAATGATTTCAGAATCTTCTTTGACTTCACCGCCTGACATAAGAGACATAATTTGCAATGCGTGTTTTTTATTTTTTGCTCTTATTTCTTTACCAACATAAACCATATCATCTACCATAACTTCAATATCAAATATTTTGCTGTGGTCCATTGTTTGTAAATAATCCTTGAGCTTGAGCTTTTGCATTTTGTCTTATTCCTTCTCTATCTCTTTCCATGATTGCATTAATTTCTGCAATGTTTATTTGTGCGCCGTACTTAGCTTGTAGCTCTAAAGCTTTAACTCTGAGTTGTGCTTCTTCAATATCTCTTTGTCTGTCATCGTCCATGATGATTTTCATTCTATCTGTTTCAGCATCAATCATAGCTTTCTGTGCGCTTACCTGTGCCTTCATAGCTTCAGCCTGTGCAAGCATTTCTGCTGCATCTGGTTTAGGTGGCTCTTGCGGTTGCGGTGGCATGGGCGGAACTTCTGTATTCACAAAGGATTGTGCGTCTTGGAAGCCTGCTAGCTCAATCATTCTTGTTAGGGTGTTAGCATATTGTTGCATTGACACTAAAGGATTCTGTGGCCCTAGCGTTTGCATAATTTGTTCTTGCTTTGAAGCTAAGCCAGTTAAGACTTGGAACTTCTCTTCGTCTGATGATTTGGATATAGCTACATTGACTACCATATCCTTGTCTGTGTCCCAATATCTTGGGTCTACAGGTATAAATTTACCGTTTAATCTAAAGACATCTTGTGCTTCTTGGTGCTTGATTACCAAGTTATTAACTGTTTTAAACATGGTTTTTAGGCCACCTTCAGCAAAATGTCTGCATATAAGTTCTACTCTGCCTTGCGCACCGCTCATAGTAGCAGTTACAGCTGCGGAGGTTGTAGATTGTAAAGCTTCTGCGTTTAATCCCGCACTAGCTTTAGATACACCAGTTCTATTTTCCTTAGCTTCGTCTAAATATCCTAGGACTGGGAAAGCTTCTTTACCAACAAAAGGTACAGCAAATGGTTGTACCATTCCTGGCGCTCTCATTCTTATTGGCTGACCAATATCTGTATTGAGTACATCGTCTATGTTTACTTGACCCTCAACAACTCCCATTCTTGGGAAGATTGAATGGCCAAGAGAATCTAGGGTATCTCTCATTATCTGAGATTTAGCCGCTTGGATTGGTTTTAAGTAATCAGCAGGACAAGATCCTATTGCTGTGTGTGGCTCTGGGTCAGGGCAGAACATACATATTGGCAGTTCGTCCATTGGTTCTACATTAAGTACTTCTAAGCCATTACCTGCTGTGCAAACTTTGATTCGCTCATCAATACCATCATCGTCATAGTCGTAATATAAGTAATGCTCTACATATAATACATCCTTACCACCAGCATCGTTTCTATCTGGGTAGACCATATTATCAAATGGGTTTCTTGCTTCTTGTTCTTCGTAGCTTTCTGGGTCAAGTGCGCTACCGCCATAACCTGCATACTGTTCCATCTCTTCTTGGTCGTAGCCCATAGCAACTAAATCAGATACAGATTTAATCATTCTATGCGCAACGTAAGAAGCAGTTTCTATACTGCGTGCGTGTCTTGATATAAGCACTTCTTCTGGCGGTACAGACTCAATACATACTTGGTCTTTTGGTTTTAATCTTCTAATAGTTAAATCATAACTTGCTGGTATTTCTTGTACCACCTCTTCACCGCTTACAGGGTCCATGGTTATGATTGTTTCGTTAGTTACTGATTCTTCTACTACCTCAACATTTTTATCTAGTATTAATGCTTGGTAGGATTGTGGGTCTATGTTTGTGTATTCATGTGTAGTGGCGTTGACTGAGTCATCCCAAAAAACTTTTACAAAACCAGTCTTTCTGACTAGCGCATCTTTAAAAACGTCATACAAAACTTGGAAACCAGGATTCTTTTGTTGTATGACATAATTAATATAATCTGTTTGTTGTTGTGCAACGTCTATATCTTCTGGTCCTTTGGGTACAAACTCTACAATCTTCTTAGTACCAAAGAAAGTACGCATAATGGACGGCAACATAAATAAAACACTTTCTCTTACATCTGTAGAAACAAATTCTGACTGCATAGAGCTAGTACCTTCTGGCTCAGTACCAAGATAATATTCTGTCGATTCAGCTCTTTCTGCGCCTACTTGGTGTATGAAATCCTTAGCATCATCCATCTCAGACTTAATCACGCCTACAAGATCAATCATATCTGTTTCTTCTTGGACGACTGCTTTTATTTCTTTTTCGTTGTACTTCTTTGCCATACTTTATCCTATTCTAATTATTTTAGATTTGAGCGGTTGTCTGAAATTATAACCTAAAAAGCTAGTGCTTCCACCAAAACTTGCAGCCGAGGATGCCATCGTCAGCGCGAGCGCATCCGCCTTGTCTGGAGATTTAATTCCACGCTTACGCATTTCGTCTTTGCTCTCGATTTTTATTTTACCTGTAGACGTATATTTATACAAAGGCGATGCTAGTTCTGCAACTAACTCATCATCGTGTGGAATCCTGCAATCTCTTTGCACCAACCAGTCTTTAATAGCAAACCATAATTCCGCGCGCAAGTTTAAATAATTCTTCTTACTCGCTGGCGCNTCCGCGACATTTACTCCGCGCACTGGTAAATTCTGCTCGGCAAGTCTATCCACCACGCCTGCNCCCAAACCAATCACATCAATTAATATTTCNTGNGGTCTTTCGATTGCAGTAGACTCATCATACATATTCTTAATCACACCACATAACTGCATCAAATCCATAGACTTAAACGACTTAATACTCATCACATGGTTACCCTGCCTCACACATAGCGCAGAGTTATCTCCGCCAAATCTAGCGACATCCAAGCCCCATATTATCGGTGCGTTAGCTGCAAGAGATACATCCCTATCAACCGCTGCTTTGACCAAGCCCATTGGTATGACGGTATCATCGTCTGCGGATGGAAACTCGCCCATCACCTCCACGCGCGCGACTGTGGAATCTTCGCCGTACTGCTCAATCATCGTTTGAAAAAGCTTTTGGTCTGTGCCTTCGACCGTGCGCGAGTCAATCTGCTCGTTCTTCCAGAAAGATTGCTTGGAGTTGAAGC